AGTGATGAAGACGTTGAGTACATTGTGAAAATGAATGAAGGCGAACAAGATGATATTGAAATGGAGATGGGTGAGCAAGCTGATATGGAAGATATGGATTTCGAAGAGGATGAAATGGAAGACGAAGATGCTGATCTCGACGCTGTTTTAGCTTCATTGAATCTCGAGGGTGATTACTCAGAAGAGATGGATGAAGATGATGTTATGTATGAAATCGAAATGTCGGATGACGAAGACATGGAAGAAGGTGAAATGGAAGAAGGGGACATGATGGACGGTGACACTGACATGATGGACGAAGAATCCTACACTGAAGACTATGATTTGTCCGAAGCTAAGATGACTGTAAAACCTAAAGGCGTTGGCATGGGTAGTCCTAAGTTTAAGTATGGTAAAACATTACCTAAACAAGGATTCGATGACCACAAGAAAGAGGGTCCAAAAACTATGGGTACAGGTAAGGCTAAATTCGAATTCAAAGAAGGTGAAATGGAAGAAAACTATGGTTCTAAAAAACACGAGTACAAACGTAAAAAAGTTGACGGTGTAGAAAAGAAAGCTGGTGAGAAAAAAGGACACTATAAGGATTACGAAAAAGAAGAAACTAAAGAAGCTGCACGTACTTACGGATTCGGATCGAAAGAAGGTAGAGGTTTAAGAAAAGGTATTACCAATAACAGAAATTATGTTTACGGTAATAATGGTGTGACAGTTGAATCTGTTGAAGCTGAACTCAAAACTTTGAGAGAAAAGAATGAAGAATACAGAAAAGCATTGAATGTTTTCAGAGAAAAACTCAATGAAGTTGCTGTATTTAACTCAAACTTGGCTTACGCTACAAGATTGTTCACAGAACACTCAACTACCAAAAAAGAAAAAATAAACATTTTGAGAAGATTTGATTCCGTAGAAAACTTGAAAGAATCAAAAAATCTCTATAAGACTATCAAAGAGGAATTGGATACTGTTGATTCAAAAAGTATCAACGAAAGTGTTCAAAGAACTGTAAATAACTCAGTTTCTTCGGGTTCTGCTCAAAACCTCATTGAGTCTAAGACATATGAAAATCCTCAGTTCATGAGAATTAAGGATTTGATGTCAAAAATATAAAATAAAAATCTCTAAAAACTAAATTAAAATGGGAGCATTATTAGAAAGTGGTCTTGTTGGTAACATCGGTCTTAAGCACCTTAAAGTTATCAAAGAAGATACAATCAACAAATGGGACAAGTTAGGATTCCTTGAGGGTCTTTCTGGTCACCTTAAAGAGAACGTAGCACAGTTGTATGAAAACCAAGCTTCGTATCTTATCAACGAAGCGTCTACGACGGCAGACTCAGGTTCATTCGAAACTGTTGTTTTTCCAATCGTAAGAAGAGTTTTCTCTAAGCTTCTTGCAAACGACATCGTTTCAGTACAAGCTATGAACCTACCTATCGGTAAGTTGTTCTACTTCGTACCATTGATTCAGGCTTATGAAACTGAAACAAGTGCAACTGCAACACACTACGCACCTTACGGAGCACCTAACGCAGATCCGGCTCAAACACCTAACAGTGGTTATGACGTAAACACTCAGAAAGACCTTTACGATAGATTCTACGAAGGTAATGAACCAGCTCTTGATCCTCCAGGTCTTTACGATTACTCAAGAGGTCAGTGGACTGCTGTAACCGCACCAATTACAGGTGTTTATACAGCACAGTGGAACGGTACTAACTTAGCACCAGCAAACTACCCGTTCAACGCTAATACTAGAAAAGTATTGTTGATCATGACAGGTTTTGCATCTGACGGTGCTGGTAAACTTATCGGTCCTGACGGTCAACCAATGGATACTGAAACTTTCTTGGCTAGCTTGACTCTTAGAGGTGTTAGTACAAACGTTTACACATCCGCAAACACTTCGAACAACTACTTGTTCAGAGTTGTAACTCAGAGATATGGTAAAGGTATTGTACAATACGGTGGAGAAGCTACTGCTCTTTACCCAAGCAGCTTGACTGACGGTGGTAGATATGATGACGTTTGTAACGCAGCAGGACAAATCTACTTAGAAGTTGATTTGACAACACCCGCAACAGTTGGCGCTAACTCTATTGATGGTTACACAGGTACTTCATTCTCTTCAAGTACTGCTGTAAACAACGCGTTTATCGCAACTTACAGATTGTACAAGAACCTTGAGTTTGAAGATAAGATCGGTGAAGTATCTTTCGATCTTCAGTCTGTAACTGTTTCTGTAACCGAAAGAAAACTTAGAGCTCAATGGTCACCTGAAATGGCTCAGGACGTTGCGGCATTCCACAACATTGACGCTGAAGCTGAGTTAACTGCTTTATTGTCTGAGCAAGTTGCTGCTGAAATCGACCGTGAAATCCTTAGAGACCTTAGAAAAGGTGCTGCATGGGATCTTCGTTGGGACTACAACGGATGGAAGAGACTTGGAGCAAACGCAGTACCTTACACTCAGAAGGACTGGAACCAAACTCTTATCACCGCAATCAACCAAATCTCAGCTCAAATCCACAAGTCAACCCTTAGAGGTGGTGCTAACTGGATCGTTGTATCTTCTGAGGTATCTGCTATCTTTGACGACTTGGAGTACTTCCACGTATCAAACGCAGCTCCTGAGCAAGACCAATACAACATGGGTATCGAAAGAGTTGGTACACTTGCAGGTAGATATCAAGTTTACCGTGACCCTTACTTCCCTGCAAACCAGGTGTTGTTAGGACACAAAGGTACATCGTTACTTGATACAGGTTACATTTACGCTCCGTATGTACCTCTACAACTCACTCCAACGATGTATAACCCATTCAACTTCACACCAATCAAGGGTATCATGACCAGATACGCTAAGAAGATGGTGAACAACAGATTCTACGGTAGAATCACAGTTGATGGTGTTAGAACATTCGACTTGAGAGAATTGAGATAATATCTCAAACTACAAAAAGGAAAGGGGACTTCGGTCCCCTTTTTTTATTTTTTATATTTTGGTTTACAAAATGGTGAATCATTCCCAAAATACAAACATCTCAAGATATCTACTTCAGTCCTAATGTGTTCATATTCATCACCGTGGTAGGGTTTATGACCTTCCATTACTTTCTTTGTAAGGAACCATTCACCATTGGCTATACGTTTGCTCATTTCGTTACGATCCATGTCTCTAATGCAAAAAAAATGGGTCTTACGACCCTTTATTATCATCTAAATCTAATCGATTCAGAATTCGAATAGATTTTGAAATTACTTCAGTTTCGTTTATGGAAAAAATCCCTTCTTTATGCGCATGTTCAAGAGCAATTTTAACAATAAAAAGAGATTGTTCTTGACTTAGATTATCAATAAATGAGTCTAAGTGTTCACTCTCATTTATTTGTATATGATCAAAAAGTATAAATGAATTGTCCATTGTATTTATATATAAGAAAATCCAAAAATATGTCAAACCAGTCTGACGATTTTATGAAAAAAATGTTAAATGAAGATTTGGCTGTTTGGTTCGGAACTAAAAAAAAACCAAAAGGCTCAAAACAACCTAAAGGTCCTTGGGTTAACATTTGTCGAAAAAAAGAAGGTGGTGGACATCCACCTTGTGGAAGACCTGAGGCAGATTCAAAAGGGTATCCTAAATGTAGAGCTGCGGGTGTTGCATCAAAAATGAGTGACTCACAAAAGAAAGCGGCTTGTGCACAGAAACGTAGAGAAGAAAAAAAAGACCCCAAAGTTGGTAAAGGAAATAAACCAACTATGGTGTCTTACAAACCTAAAAAGAAAAAAAATGAAGGATTAAGAAATTTAATCCACAAAGTACTCAGAGAGTCTTTGAAGAGGTAGTGTCTTTAGTTACCACTTTATTTTTAGTTGTATCATGTACAGGTTCATGTACGGCATCATGCACGGCATCATGTACGGTATCATGTACGGTTATGGGTTTATTTACTTGTTGAATAGGTTTAGGACTCTCTTTTGTTATGATAGTTTCTTGAGGTAAATCCTTAGAATTTTGTTGGAGTATAAAAATATTTTCACCACTATTGATGACAGGTGAGGTTATAACCGCTTCAGTTTTTTTTGTTGATTTGATAAAAATGTATGGATACACATTTATACCGACTAAGATTAAAAAACTCGCAGCAAAAGTTAATGCGATAGATCCGGTCCAAAAAAGATGATTATAGATATTTTTCATTTGATGTCGGATAGAATTTTCTTGAGTGAACTTTTAATGTTTGAAGTGATTTGAATTTCAAACTCCTCTCTACGTTTTTCGACCTCTGTGTCGAAGATATCAATAAGTTGATTCCATCCTTTTTCGGTAAAATGAACGTCATATGCATACACGTGATTGATAATCTTTACTCTATGACTATCAAGAATGATGAATACACTTGAATCTTCATTTTTAATGTAACGTTTACCCGTTTTTGGTGTTAGAAGTAGAGTTGTCTCCTTTTGGTAAATGAGTTTTTTACAAATGCAAGTACAATCTCTTTCATACACTGACTTCTCGTAATCAGATTGGGCGGTTCTGTAAAAGTAGATCATCATTGTTTGGATTGATCTACGGAGTTTGTGGTAAAGTTTATTCATCGGTTGATATTTGAATACAAATATACAACATCTCTATGAAACTAACAATACGCTCCTGAACATCTTTTTTTACCGTCATTACCCGGTTGTGTTCCTTTACACACTTGTACGGCGTAACCATTTGCGTATGCTGAAGGGTACACGTCGTACTTGGCTTTAGCCGCCGCTATTCCTCTGGCACATAATGGAGTTCCTGTTTTCTTACGATTTTTCTTTTTTTTTCCTTCCATGACATCTACGTTCATTTGTACATAGTCCATTTGGTCTTCACCTTCACCTTTGATTTCATTCATGAAGAAATCAAAAATCTGATCCATATTCTCTTTTGCAGTTGCAACATGGTCCTGAGCCCAATCGTGTCCATTCTCCAATATTTGATGAAGAACATCTTTATCCATTTCCAACAACATATCGGCTTGTCTCTTGATTTGCTCCAAGTTAGAAAAGAACATATATCTATCATTTTCATGTTTAGCCTCATCGAGGACTTTATTAACCAATCTCTTGAGATCAGATTCTGAGAGTTTTACGACTTTTTTCATTTTTTGTTAACTATTTGGAATTGTAGTGTGTCTTTATAAATATCCTTTTCTCCACTTGTATTCACCTGAATATCTACAAAGTATTCATTTGGTATTTTGTCTCTCATATCAAACATGAAGTAATACTCATTTGGTGTTCTGTTAACAGGAGTCCAATCCTGTACTTGCACTTCCGTAGTCCCTTCTCTAACATAAACTCTATAATAGATGTCTATATTTGGTATTTGAACGTTTGTTGACCACTGTTTTTTTACGGTGACCCCCACTTTTCTCATTTCATTGTTAAGGATCTTTTCGTTTTGAAGTATTCCGTAAAAGTCAAAACCAAACTTTTCAGGTTCTCTTGACATAGATCCAATATTAATACCTGAAGTGAAGGGCTGTAGAACAAACTGGTTTTCGACGTTTGGTATGGATTGACCATTTATTGTTAGTCCTGTCCATTCATCGTAGTACAAACAAGGAGTTGGTGATGATGTAAATATGTTTGGTACGGTTACTTCATAAACACCTTTGGTCACTAAACAAGTACTTAGATTTTGACCTCCCGCTACGGCACTACCATTAGCATCAAGAATGTTTACGCCAGGTAGATTATCCAAATTAACAAAGTCACCGTTTTGATAAATGTAGAGATAGAGTTTGTTAGTTTGATTTTTCAGGAAATTGTTTCTATCGTCCTTTATCAAGTCATTATAGTTAGTTTGAAGGAATGGTTGATAGAATGTCTGTGTGTATTTTGAGAAAAATCCTACACTATAGGCTGAGGTTAAACCTGTTAAGTTTTCTATATCAGGCATATAGGCAACTCCCCACCCTGTTACACCTGTCAACGTCCCATCCAAAATCGAGTTGATTTCATCTGTCA